AAAGCCCTGTCGGAATCCCTGGCCGGCTTAAAAGCCAGGCACCAGTACCGGACCGTTATGACTGCCGATGCGAAGCTGTACGGCAGTGAATCCATGCAGCATTATGAGCTGGCGTGTAAGTAGAAGGTATGACAGTGGAGGAATTAAAGAAAAGAATGGAAGAACTGGAGAAAAGGGTTGCTGACATTGACTTGCAAAGCCAGCAACAAAAACCTACTCCCTTATCTCAGATGAAAGCTGCTCTAAGAGACGCTTTGCAGTCTTCCACCCGTCAAAACTAAGGAGGTGCGGCAGTGGAAGTGAAACTGGATATCAGGACCGTGGAGGAGCTTATACGTGTCAGAGGGTTGCAGCCGGGAGGTCCGGTACAGGAAATAGTGGACATTGAGGTTATGCGGTATATGACTGATTACATGCCGCGTCGGCAGGCAGGGGAGCTGGAACATCTCATGGTAACAGCAACAATCGTTGGTAGCGGAGAGGTTAAGATTGACGGTCCTTTTGCCCATTATCTGCACGAGGGCATTTTGTATGTGGATTCAGTAACCGGGAGTCCGTGGTCCAGAAAGGATGACACTAAGGTACCGACAGACAGGGAATTGACTTATGCCGGTGCGCCTAAGCGTGGCAAGAAGTTCTTTGACCGGATGAAAACGGATCACAAAGAGGATATTTTAAAAGCTGCACAGGCGGCAGCAGATCGAGGAGGCACATAATGACAATTATTGATTACATGCGGCAGAAATTGAAGGAATACCCAAAGATCGCGGAGTTTCTGGCCGGTGATGACATCCACATTGACTTCACGGACCCGGAACCGACCAACTACGGATTTAGCAGTACCGGGGACAGCCTGTTTAAAGAAGACCTGCTGGGGAACCAGACCAGGCAGCATAATTTTATGCTGTACGCAGTGGGACAGTCGTTTAACGACTATACCCGATTGGCCAACAGCAACTTTTTGCTGGAGCTGGGTTACTGGCTGGAGCAGCTGCCGGAGGAATCCGGGATTGAACCAAGGGGGACATTCAAGAAAGCGTGGGCGGCCAACGCCATGGCGATGATGCCCATGGGAGAAGCAATATCAGACGGCGTAATGTACCAGATACAGATATACGCCCAGTACAAAGTAGAAAGTGAGGATATTTTGATATGATAAAGATGAATCTACAGCTCTTTGCGGAATCCGGGAAGATCAAGCGCCAGTTCATGGGCCATATGATCAACACCAAGCTTCCCACGGAGACGACAGATGCTTATGAGCGGATCGGGGATGATCTGGAAGAGTACAACGTTGAGATGAATGCCAACGTTGAAACCAAAAATAACATCCTGGGGGAAACCAGCGTTGTCCTTGACAGTTATCAGCCGCAGGCCAGCGTAGAGCCGTACCGGGCAAAGATCGGGTCAAAGATGTTCGAACGCCTGCAGGGGATCATTGACGAGAGGCAGACTCTGGATGACTTAAAGACGGACGTGCTTGAAGTGCATTTATGGGAGGAGCCTGTCGCCGGCACTTATGAGGCTTATAAAGAAGAGGCCATTATTGAGGTTTCCAGTTATGGCGGAGATTATACCGGGTACCAGATCCCGTTTAACATCCACTATACCGGTGTGCGGACAAAAGGGACCTACAACCCTGCAACGAAAGCATTTACCCCGGACAGCGATTGAAGAGCGGCAGCCTCCGTGTTAGAGCTGGAGCTTCCGGAAGCGGCGGGGGATGAAGGGGAAGCAGAAGAAAGTGAGGAATTGACAAATGGCGAAGATGCGGAACCTGTCACTGAATGACGGGTTTGAGAGTTTTACGATCAACAATGACAAGGACCGGGTGATCCGGTTCAACCCGGCAGACCCGAACCTGCTCCAGCGGTATCACCAGGCCCTGAGTGATATTGACGAGGCAAAGGATAAGATTGATGAGGATGTCCTGCTGGGTCCGGATGGCAAACCCGTGAAAGAAGACACAACAGGGGCTGTTGCGGCTGCCCTGCGTGAGGCCGATGACATTATTCGCAAAAGCCTGAATTACATGCTCAATGCGGATGTGTATGACACCGTATTTGGCGGCCAGTCACCTTTTTGCATTGTCGGAAACGGTGAATACCTGTTTGAGGCCTTCCTGAACTGCATCGGCCCGGTTATCAAAGACTCCATTACCGAGTCCGTCAGAGCCAGCGAGAAGCGCAAAGACAGGTATCTGAAAGGATATAAAAAGTGATCGGCCGGCTTCCGGTATCCCTGGAGGCTGCCGGTACTGAATGGGATATAAGGACAGATTACCGGGATGTTCTGGTGATCATGGCGGCCTATAACGATCCGGAGCTGTCTGACGGGGAGAAGGCGGAAGTTATGCTGAATATCCTGTATAAGACATTTGACCGGATCCCGCGGGAGCACTGGGAAGAGGCGGCCAAAAAGGCGGTATGGTTCCTTGACTGCGGCCAGACGGAATCAGATAAGAAACCGCAGAAAAAGCTGATCGACTGGGAGCAGGATGAGCCGCTGCTGTTTCCGGCAGTCAACAAAGTGGCCGGAAAAGAGGTCAGGGCACTTGAATACCTGCATTGGTGGACCTTTATGGGCTATTTCATGGAAATTGAGGGAGACGGACTTTTCTCCACGGTCCTTGGAATCCGCCAGAAGCAATCAAAGGGAAAGCGGTTGGAGAAGTGGGAGCAGGAATTTTACCAGAATAACAGGGACATGTGTAAAATCAGGACCAGGTACACACAGGAAGAGCAGGAAGAAATTGATTATTACAATAAGCTGCTGGGTTAAGGCGTGTAACGACGTCTTATTTTTATGCCCGGAATTGAGGTGATTGCATGGCATATGACGGCAGTTTGAAATTTGATACCAAAGTCAATACGGACGGATTTGAAAGCGGAATATCATCGCTGAAAGATGTCATGGAACGGCTGACGTCCGCCGTCGAGAAGCTTACGGAGTCCATCATGGATTCGTTCCAGAATGCAGGCAATGCAGCCGAATCCATTGGCAGCAAGGCGGAGAAGTCAGCTGCCGGAGTAGAGGAAATCGGCGATGCCGCCAGGCGTGCGCAGAAGGACGTGGCAGACCTGGAGAAGCAGATGGAGGCGATTACGGTCACCCGGCACGATGATGAACCTGCGCCTGAATTACCCGCGGAGGAAATGAGGACGGCACCGCTAAACGGAGAGTTTCAGCAGTACGGTGCGGAGGTCCAGCAGTTCGTTGACCAGTATGCTGCGGGAATGAATGAAGCGGGGCAGCACACAAATGAGTTCAGGCAGGAAATCGAGATGCTGACCGCGCAGTTGAAGGCACTGGAACAGCAGGGCCTGTACTTTGGTGACGAAGAGTATGATGAAGCGTTCATGAGGCTGTCGGCATCAAAACAGGCGTTGGCGGAATATAAGCGGGAATTGACGAAGCCGCTTCCGCCACCGGATACGGACCGTGCCGGGCAGCATACCAATGAATTCAGACAGGAAATCGAATCACTTAGTGCCCAACTAAGGGAAATGGAACAGCAGGGACTGTATTTCGGCGATGACAATTACGATGAAACTTACATGAAGCTGGCAAAGGTAAAACAGGCCCTGGCCGACTATAAGAAAGAAATGCTCAGTCCGGCACCGGATGCAGAAATTCCCGTGAAGCTGGATATGAACTCATTTGAAGGACAAAAGCAGCAGCTGAAACAGCAGCTGGCCGATCTGGAGAAGCAGGGCATCACACTGGGCAGCCCCGATTATGACGCTGCCTATGTTGCCCTGCAGCGGGTGATCCAGGCCGAGCGTGAGTACAAAAAGTCCCTGATGGAAACGGACGAGGCGCAGAACAAGGCCAGCGGCTCGGCCGGCGACCTGAAGCGGTCACTTGATGATGTGTCCAGGTCCTCAAAGAAAGCAGACAAGGCCGCCGTCCCTCTTACAAAGAGCATCCTGAAGCTTGGTAACATGTTTAAGCTGATGCTGCTGCGCATGGCCATGCGTGCGGTTATCGACGGCGTGAAGGAGGGCATGCAGAACCTCGCCCAGTATTCGGACGAGACGAATGCGTCGATGTCAGGCCTGCAATCCTCTCTGCTGTACCTTAAAAATGGTTTTGCGACTGCCTTTGCACCGATACTAAGCTACATCGTACCGGCGCTGAACGCACTGATTGATGCGATCGCCGCCGCCCTTGCGTGGATTGCCCAGTTGTTCGCAGCGCTCTCCGGCAAAGGAACCTATGTGAAGGCAAAGAAAACGCAGGAAGATTATGCCGCCAGTCTTAAGAAGACCGGCGGAGCTGCCAAAGCGGCCGGAAAAGAGGCCGAACGCTCGACGGCATCCTTTGACAAACTGAACGTGATATCGGAGCAGGGCAGCGGTTCCGGAGGCGGCGGAGGTGCAACGGATCCATCCGATATGTTTGAGACGGTAGAGGTGTCCAACGAACTGGTGAATATTCTGGATGTCTTGAAAAATAAATGGAGTGAAGTCGCTTCGTTATTTAGCAAGGGCTTTTCCTTTGGCCTGGGCGACACAACTTCCAGAATAAAGACCATCACAGACGGCCTGCAGTCAATCAAACGCAGCATGAAGGAAATATTTACGGATCCGGGAGTCCAAAAGGCCGCCAGGAACTGGGCAGAGACCGTTGTGTATAACCTGGGCGTAGCAGCCGGTTCGGTGGCATCCATCGGGCTGACGATAGCAGCAAACCTGATCGGAGGTATGGCGCTATACCTGGAAGAAGCAAAGGACCGGATCAGGCAATACCTCATCAGCATGTTCGACATCTCCGCCGGGACGAGTACGATTGTGGCCAACTTTATGGCGGCATTTGCCAATATCTTTTCGGCCCTTGCAGGCGAAAACGGCCAGCAGCTGACGGCCAACCTGATCGGACTGTTTACGGAGGCGTTTATGGGTGTGAGCGAGCTGGCGGCGAAGTTTGGGCGCAACATTCTGGATGCGCTTCTGACCCCGATCACGAATAATCAGGAGAAGTTCAAATCCGCGTTCAATGGCCTGCTTGGAATTGCCGCCCAGGTGATGGGAGACCTGAAAAAGATCATGACGGATTCTTTCCAGAAGATGAATCAGACGTATGATGCACATGTAAAGCCGATGTTTGATTCCTTCCGGGACGGATTAACCGAAATTTATGGCGTGGCCCTGGAGGCATTTGAGACACATATCCTCCCGTCGATGCAGAAGGTGGCGGATAAGTTTTCGGAGTTCCGGGAAAAACACTTACAGCCGCTCATTGACCGTTTCATAGAATTCGGCGGCAAGGTGGCGGACACGGTGAAGATCATCTGGGAGAATGCCCTGAAGCCGTTCCTGATCTGGGCAACACAGACGTTTGCACCGCTGCTCGGGACCGCGATAGAGGGGGTTGGGACATTCTTTAACGGACTGTTTGAGACCGTGGCCGAAGTGATGGGAAACATCCTGGATGCCCTAGAGGGCGTTCTGACATTTATCCAGGGGGTTTTTACCGGCGATATGGATCTGGCGCTGAATGGAATCAAGAACATCTTTAAAGGCGTGTTTAACGGCATCATCACGATTGTGGAGAGGGCCGTTAATGCGATTGTGAAAGGGCTTAACGGCGTCAGCTTCGATGTTCCTGACTGGGTGCCGGGGATCGGTGGCAATCATTTTGGATTTAGTTTAAGAACAGTAGATCTTCCCCGACTGGCGACGGGCACCGTGGTGCCGCCCCGGGCGGGAGAGTTTGCGGCCATCCTGGGTGACAACAACCGGGAAACAGAGGTGGTATCACCGCTTAGCACCATAAAGCAGGCGCTGATAGAGGCGTTGGGAGCGTTTGGCGGCATGGGGAGTGGCGACACCTATTTAACGGTAGAACTGGACGGAGAGACAGTGTATCAGAATGTTATCAAACGGAACCAGGCCACAAAGAATCGGACGGGTGTAAATCCGCTGCTGGAGTAGTAAAGGAGGAATGACATGGCTTATCAGGGCTGGCTTATCATGTTCGGGAGTACAAAGCTTCCGAACAGCTACCTGGAAAAATACGAGGAGACGCCGAACCAGCGCCTGGAGCTGGATGCGTACCGGGATGCGGCGGCCCTCCTGCACCGGGAAACTTCCGCGAGTTATAAAAGCTCTATTATCGTGCCGATCAGGAAGCTGTACCTGGGTGAGAAGATCGTGCTGAAAGCGATTGTGGACTCCGGAGTCATTGATGCCCGGCAGCGGATGGTGGCCGTAACCTGCTGGAACAGTGAGGAAATGGACTACCGCTCGGGAACCTTCTACATGCCGGACATCAAATACACGATATCCCATGTAGATGAAAACAGGCTCAATATGGTTTATGAACCGTTCAGTATCGAATTGATCGAGTATTAAGGAGGTGGCGGAGTGCTACAGGTGGAAGAGGCATTAAAGGAATTATACCGGTCTGACAGCACGGATAAGAACATCATCCTGGATTTCTACCGCCACGGAGAAAAAGAGGCTTTCCTGCGGCTGTGGGATTCGGGAAACATCAAGAGCGAATCCATGAAGATCACGGAATCCTTATGCAGCGGTAAAAACCTTGACTTTGGCAGCTGTGAAGCGTCCCAGCTGGAGCTTGTCCTGATCGACGTGGAGGACAATATCAAAGGCGCCACGCTGACGGTCTACCAGACACTGGAAGGACTGTATCCGGATCCGGCGCTGTATCCGGGAGGGGATGTCTGTCCATCCGGCTATACCATGCCGCTGGGGACCTATGTGGTGCAGTCGGCGAACCGGAAAACCGACCGGAGGTACCGGGACATGCTGGCGCTGGACCTTATGAGCAAGTTTGACGTGAATGTCATAGACTGGTACAACGCATTACCGTTTCCGCTGCCGTTAAAGGACTTCCGGGCCAGTCTTTGCCGTTATGTCGGCGTGACGGAGCGGGTGCCGGACTATCTGCCCAATGATACCGTGCCGGTTGAAAAGACCATAGAGGCGGCGGAGTTGACGGGCCGGGCGGTATTGACAGCCTGTGAGCAGTTAAACGGGGTATTCGGGCACTTTGACCGGAATGGTGTGCTACGGCACATCACCCTGCAGCCGAATTATACACTGCTTCCGGCCATGGATCTGTATCCGTCAGATGAATTATACCCGTCTGCCCCGGGCGAGATGAATGATCAGGTATATGACGAACGGATACCAAAAGACCTGTACCGGACCGGGGCCTGTACTTTTGAGGAATATACGGTAAAGTCTATCGGGCGTGTGCAGATCAGACAGGAGGAAGGGGATATCGGGGCGATCTACGGAGACGGTGGGAACTGTCTGACTGTGGAAGGGAATTTCCTGGTGTACGGAAAGTCAGCAGCTGACCTGAACAGCATTGCCGGCGGGATCTACGGCATGGTCAGCAGCCGTCCTTACGTCCCGTACAGCTGTGAGCTGAAAGGCCTGCCGTATCTGGAGGTGGGCGATACCGAGCTGATAGAGGGGCAATATGGGACGATTAACACCTACATCATCAAACGCACCCTAAAGGGGATAACGGCCCTTAAAGACACGCACAGTGCCGTTGGTGAGGAAATCCGGCGAACCGAGACGAACGTCAACACGGAGATCATCCAGCTAAAGGGGAAGGCAGCTATCCTGAAAAAGAATGTGGAGGAAGTCTCCGCCAACCTGATCGATCTGGAGAAGAACACGGAAGCCATGTTTAAGATCACTGCGGAGGAGATCTCGGCAGAGGTCAAGCGAGCCAAGGATGCAGAAGCGGCGATTGTTGTCCGGGCGGATGAGATCAGTCTGACGGTAAAGGATTTGAAGAATTACACGGAGTCCCAGTTCATCCAAACGGCGAACCAGATCGCCCTCAAGGTCAGCAAGGGTGACGTGTCCAGCCAGCTGTCGGTCGAGACAGACAAGATCACGCTAAGCAGCAACCGGCTGATCGTAAACAGCACGAACTTCCAGCTTGACGGAAACGGAAATGCCACGTTCAGCGGGAGGATTGTCGGCGGGTCTATTAACATCAACAATGGCACCTTCACGATATCCAACAGCGGTGTTGTGGCAATCAACAGCGGCTCGATCAGCATCGGGCCTTTTGAGGTGGACAATGACGAGGTTTGGATAGGTGATTACTACATCAGTTCTGATGGGACCAATGTATTTAGGTCCGGCGACGGTTCTATAGCAATCCAAACGAAGCGCGGAGGGCCACTTGGAAGCTATGCAGCATTTAACGTCGGCAATACCGAACTGTCAGATCACCATGTAGAATCTACCACGGGTTGGTTTGGTGAGATTTATATTAAAGGCAGCTGGTGGGATGGTTGGAGTCTTACAAGAACAATGAAAGATGTATATTCCAGAATAAGGGATTTAGAAGATCAAATTTGATGACATTTGAGCATAATCTTGGTATAATTTAGAAAAGGAGGTGTTTTTATGCGTAGAATGATATTGACATTTATGATGATTTGGCTTTTCCCTATTTTGGCGTTTGCCGGTTGGGAACACAATGAAATAGGAACATGGTACAAAAACGAAGAAGGGACGTATAAGACTGGATGGCATCAGGATTATGATGGACAATGGTACTATTTAGATGACAACACAGGATATATGCTTAGTGAAACGACAACGCCAGATGGCTATTATGTAAATAATACTGGGGCATGGGTTGCAGAAGGAGGGGATAATCAAAACGTGGGAGAGTATGACAATAAAGCTGACTTTGAGATAAATGCCTACTCGTTTGGCCCATCGACATACAAAGAATTTGAATATACGCTGCCAGTAACAGTGCATTACAACAATAACTATGCAAGTGGTGGGGGAAGAAAAATAACAATCAATGAAATCGGGATGTCTAAAGAAGGGGCATTATATGTTAAATATAGCATGAGTGAGGCAACTTACCTTTACAGCCTTGATGTAGTTATTAGGTATATTTCAGAAGATGGAACGTATATAGATGTAGAAAACAAGATAGATTCTTTTTGCGGCAGGGAAGAGACTACGGCAACAACTTCGTTAATGGAATACCCTAAGGCAGCGCAGGAGCTACAGCCAGTACGTGCAGATGTATTTATCAATGAATGCAGCGCGCAATAATCGCAAGCAACTTACTACTAAGAGCGGGAAAGCCCCGCTCTTTTTGTATGCCAAGAAAGGAGATTTGATGAAGCAGGTCGTATACACAGAAGAACAAATCAGCCAGATCACCGGCATATTGAACGGATTGACGATATCGGGAATCCAGAATGCCAGGCAGATCACCGTTATCGCCCAGATATTAGAATCCGGAAAGATTCATGAAACAGAAGAGGAGGAAAGATAGAGCATGGCAGTAAAAACAGTACAGGCCATTGTTAACGGCATCACTACGACGCTGACATACAACAGCACTTCCGGCAAGTATGAAGCAACCATTACCGCCCCAAGCACCTCAAGTTATAACGTTAATGAGGGACATTACTACCCGGTGACAGTTAAGGCAACAGATGAGGCAGGGAATGTAACAACCAAGACAGATGAAGATGCTACACTGGGGGAGAGTCTAAAGCTTAAGGTTAAGGAGAATGTGGCGCCGGTTATTACGATTACGGCACCAACATCTTCTGCACGATTAACCAATAATAAGCCGGTCATTTCATTTACCGTGACCGATGCGGACTCCGGAGTGGATCCGGATACGATTAAGATTACGATCGGCAGCACGGTTATCACTACCGGCATCACTAAGACCCAGAGCGGTAAGAATTATACTTGTACCTATACTCCAGCAACAGCACTTGCCGATGGCAGCAATACGGTTAAGGTAGATGCCGGCGACTATGACGGTAATGCAGCGGCTCAGAAGAGTGTGACTTTTATTATTGACACTGTCCCGCCGACATTGTCCGTAACAACACCGGTAGACAACCTAATAACCAATCAGGCGGCATGCACCGTGGCCGGTACGACAAACGATGAGACTTCCAGTCCGTGTACCGTGACCGTTAAGCTTAACGCGGGGGCAGCACAGGCAGTAACAGTCAATGCGGACGGCACGTTCAGCCAGGCACTGACGTTAGTTGCAGGAACGAACACAATCACCATCGTGTCCACAGACAGTGCAGGCAAGTCCAGCACGGTTACCCGGACGGTCACCTTAGATCAGGTTGCGCCGACGATCAAGTCCGTCACTCTGACGCCGAATCCGGTAGATGCCGGCCAGACCTATATCATCTCCGTGGAGGTAACGGATTAAGGGGGTGCGCTATGGCTGTAGCGAGAGTATTTGGCCGGATTGATGGTGCGGAAGTGATCCTGGAGCATACAGGGGGGAGCCGGTGGAGTGTGCCGGTCCCTCTGGATCAGGATGGCGAATATGTGGTTGAGATAATCGCAGAGGATGAAGCTGGAAACCAGGCGTATCTTGCCAGGATGCTGTTTGTTGTGGATTCCGCTAAGTTATGTGCCCACGTTGTGCCAATACCGTATTATGCGGAGGTGATCGGATCAGTTTATAAAGCTGCTGTTCTGCCGGCCACACATTGCACAGATCTAATTGAACCGGCATTAAAAGCAGTCGTTCAGCAGGGTAAGTACTATGCGGAACTGATTGAACCGGTATGTGAATTGAAAGGAGGCAGGAGATGCAGCGGATAAACTTTGAAGCAGGAGAGCAGCGGCATATAAAACTGCGCATTCATGCAACGGATAATGCCCCTTTTACGATCCGCACAGCGCAGTGGGAACTGTGTCATGGCGGAGAAATTGAATCAGCCGGTACCTGCGGGATCACGGAGCATACAATTGACGCGTTTATCTGTCCGGAGAAGAGGGTCACGTATCGGTTGAGGATAATATACCAGATAGCGGATGAGACGCTTGTGGAGCTGGTGGAAGTGGCGGTGACATGATGGCAGAGGATATCTATATTCAGTCTATTACGCTGACACCAAATCCGGTACAGACAGGGGCGCAAGTGGTTATTGAGGTTGAGATATACACTCTGTACCCTGTCACGAATCTGTACCCTGCCGTGGATTTATATCCGGGAGCCGATATATTTACATTGTACCCAGCAACGAATCTATATCCAGAAACAGAATTATATCCAACAGAAGGAGGAATTGAAATATGACAATAAGCGGATTTGTTGCTTATGTAAAGCAAGTATGGAAGAATAAGCCGGACACCAGCTCGCCGTTATCTGCGGAGAGATTGAATACTATAGAAGGGGGGATTAAGGGTAACAGCGATGCGATTGCGGCGATTGCGGCAGCGGTTGTGAACCAGATTGTTAACGATCCGAATAAGATTGCCAGCATGGCCGCGCTGTACTTGGTTAACAGTCAGGTTACTCAATTAAATAGCGATTTAGCCGCCGTTAATAGTGATTTAACGACTTTTAATTCTATGCTTAATCTTCCTATGCTTACATATGGCAATACATGGATGAATGCAAATGGATTATACTTTGCAATGTGGAATT